TGTGGGACTCTCTCAGAAGGGCAGGCCGGAGGACCGGATGCGCCTGGCCCGGCTGGATTGGATGAGGTCATCGATCCTGGTGCGGCCCGATTGTATCGCATGTGTGCGCCATGATGAGGGAATATCTCTCAGGCACCTAAATGCTAACGCCATAGCTATGGCGCTGTCATCATATGCGCCCCTCGGTGCCTCCGGCGCCACCTTACCCGGTGGGATGGTCAGGCTGCGCAGTTCCATCCAAGACACGCGGTCCATCACCTTGACCACCTGCAGGGACTCCCTGAGGGTATCGAAGGCCTCCAGCTTGCTCTGGAGTGTGGTCACCCATGGCCTGCCCTGTGGGTTGCGCCACTGGTGCCGATAGCCACAGTGGGTGACCTCCAGAAGAAACGCATGCCCGTGGTTATTGGACTCAGCCAGCATGAGCGCTTGGTTGTACCTGGTGCCTACCTGGATGGCTCGGTGTGCCCAGGCTGCTGGGGTGACCTTGTTATTGCGCTCGGTATAGACCGGCTGCATGGTGCTGACCGAGATGACGCATAGCGCGGAGTAATCGCCACCCACCCCGCCGCCTATGTCGACGCCCATGACATACCGGTCATGTGGGTGCGGTGCCTCAATCTCTCGCCCATGCCTGCTGCCATGCAGCTCATGTTCTATGACGTGGATGTCCTGCAGGACTTCCTCACCATAATACCCGCCCTCTCTACCAAGGAAGCAGTCATCCAAGTTGGCCGGGTATTCGCGGCGGAACTTGTACGGCCCTAGTGTTGCCATGTAGCGCCTGCGCCATGACAGCTGCCCGTCTGTCAAGCTGTAGGCCTGGGCGAGCTCCACCTCTTCCTCTGTCCGCTCAAAGTCAGCATCAACCGGGTCTGTGTAGCGTGGCTCCTCCCACCACCAGTGCGAGAGCAGGTGCCAGCCGTTCTCTGGTGCGCCGGCTATCAGCTCACTAAACCGGTCCCCTGGATTATTGGCGGTGGACTCAATCATCAGCAGGCCGTCACCCACAGCAGACAGGGCCTGAGCGAGCAGCTCCTCCTGGTCAAGTGCAAAGGCAAACTCTGACAGCAGCACAGCCTTGGGGGAGAAGCTGCGCAGGCCTGTGCCGCTTCGGCTGGTGAACGCTTTGAGTGTGGCCCCAGTGTCAGCCAGGCGCAGCTCACCCCTGGCCCTGGTGTCCAGGCTGCGCTGTAGGATGGATGGCGGGTGGTACATCCAGCGCCTGTTGTCGTCCAGCAGTGCCGTGGCTGACTCTGCCCGTAGTGACACCAGCGCGAACAGTGCAGCGGTTGGGGTGGCCATCCACTGCTGGTGGAGAACCATCTTGCAGGCCGTGGTTGCTGCCACCTGTCTGGCCTTGATGACCAGGATGCGCTTATGTCCGCGCTTGACCGCATTGAAGATTTTAACCTGCATAGGCAGGGGCTCAAACGGTATGGCGCGTTTGCTCTCCTTGTCCTGCACTTGGTGCAGACGGCAGAAGGCAGCAGGGTCACCCACCAGGCCGCTGACCTTGGGGTGCAGCTCGGTGGGAATGCTCGGTGGGATGTATACGCTCATAGTGTCCTCTCACGGACACAGTAGCACTGTCCCACACTTGTCCCACAATGTCCTACAGCCTCACCACTTGTCGACGAGCTGCAGCACATTACGCAGCTCCTCCACCGCTGGGGTGTCCGCTGCTGCTTCTGCCCTGGCTGCAGCTGCCTCCTTGCTCCACTCCAGCACCCTCCAAGCCGTATCCATCTGCGCCTTGTTCGGACTGTTGGTTCCCTGGAGGGTCTGCTCAATGCAGCTGATGGCCTCAGGTGCGAGCCTGGCCACAGCCCCAAGCAGCTGCTCTTGTGTCATAGTTTGGTAATTCACATGTCACCTCTGTCGTTTGTGGTCTGGTTGACGTGTCAATCCCCCCCCTCTCTACGATAGCCGCTATCAGTATGTTCTGAAGGATTGAGGGGGGTATAGGCCAAAACGTACTTGCAAGTTCATACACTGTATTTTCTGTAAGTAGCTTTCTTGCTAACACCCCCCCCACCTACCATATCACCGATGAGTAGGGGATGGTAGAGAGGGGGGGACTGGACGCGTCAAGGGGTAGGGCCTGTGACCGAACTATGACATTTCTCTTGGGTGGTACCATTGGTACACGTGGTACACTGTGTCCCGTGTGGACCAAATGTACCACAAACAAGGAGCACCATGACCACCGTGCAAACATCCTCAGAAAGCCTGCGCCCAGCTTTTGTGGAACCCAGCGACGGGCGCGCCATCATTGAGACAGCACTGAGCTACCCGCTCACCAAGATGCTGGACTTCCTGCCCAAGATTGAGGGCTGTGATGACTGGACGCTGACCACCACCAAGAAGCGTGGACGTAAGGTCTGGACCTATGAGCTGCCCTGCACTGAGCGGCGCGAAGCAGGGCACAGCAACCATGCCAGAGCAGAGGTGTTCTGGACTGGTCGCAATGTGCGCGTCAACTGGAGCCACGGCCAGGGCCACAACTACAAGCAGAGCGCTGGCTCATGCAAGAGCGTCAGCCTCACTGATGGCCTGGTCAGACGCGTCAACCTGGTCCGCGTGCTTGCCCACATTTGGAAGTATGCCCAGCATGACGCCCACATCTTTGTCATCCAATAACCGCAGAGGCACCATGACTACCTTTGAAGACGCAGCAAGCGCCATCCTCATCTTCTCTCTTCTCTTCCTCGTAATGAGCCTGTAGGAGCCCCCATGGACATGAACCACTATTGCGAACACGGACGAACCCACGCAGAGGAGATGGTGCATCAGCTCCAAAGGCTGGAGCAGTACCACGCCAAGCTCATGGTTGAGATGCGTGACCTGAGCCCCGCCGCCCTGTATGCCCGACTGGAGCGCACCCACCAGGTGGTGCAGTACACCTGTGGTGAAGTGGCTGAAGTGGCAACCAAGATGGAGAAGGGAGGGCGTGCAGATGTCTGAAGACCTAAGCAACTTCCGCCCCCGTCTCACCATGCGCCTGACCCGTGACCTCAGAGCAGCTGCTGCCCTCGCTGGCCTCACAGTGCCCGAGTACCTGTCGCAGGTAGTCAGCCCCATGGTGGCCACAGACCTGCAGGCACGCATTGAGCGCCAGCAGCTGCAGCGCATGGCAGGGGCCGACTAATGGCGCTGGGCTCACTGTCTGCCTCATGTATCACCCTGCTGGATGTGCTCGTGTGCGACCATGGCAGCGCGCGCGTGATGGCTTGGCACGTCTCCTCTGCTGTGCAGATGGACGAGAAGACTGCCCGCCGGAGCTGGGCCCGCTTGCAGCAGTTCAAACTTGTCCAGATAGACAGGCCGCACCTCCACCGCAAGCTGGTGCAAGCCACCGAGCTGGGCAGGGCCTTCATAGATGCGCAGTACCGAGAGACTGCATGATTACCGCTGGGGGCTGCCATTCACATCATTCACAAATCGGTACGGTTGGCGGTGGCCCCCAGCACCCTTCTGAGAGGACAGACATGAACGCACAGCATCCAGACACCCGAGTGCGGGCAGTGTGGCCCACACCTCCAGAGGGCTGCTGCTACGTAGAGCAAAGCCTAAAGGGTGGCGACTACATCAGCACAGGCTTCTTCCATCGTGGGGCAGTGGACAACAAGGGCAGGGGGCGCTCAGTCGAAAACTGCAGGGGTGTCACCAGCCTATTCTTTGACCTTGACCTGCTCGGCCTGGTGGACGCTGCCCGACTTGCACGGGGCCAGGTGCTGCCCGACAAAGCAGCTGACCGCAAGCAGCACCTCTACCAGATGCCTGAGGACCAGAGGCAGGCCTTCCTTGACCTGCTCCTGCAAGACATCGGTGGCATCCTTGAGGCTGTCATGGCTGCCCCGCCTACCCTCACCATCTGCAGCGGCTGGGGCTTCCACTTTCACTATGCGGTGGCTGAGCCCATGAGGCAGGAGAAGGCAGCCCTGCAGGCCTTGCACGCTGCTGTGGTGGATGAGTGCAACCGTCAGGCAGCGGAGCAGGCGCAGACCTTCCACCCACCCTTGACGACCTACCACAAGGCCTACGACAGAACCCATGATGTAGGGGCGCGCCTCGCTCGGGCTCCAGGCAGCATGAACACTAAGTGTGACTGGAGGCTGCAGAAGGTGGAGGTGGTTGCTGCCAGTGACACCCTGCTCACTGGTGACATCATTGGGCGACTGCGCAACCAGTGGCAGAGGCAGGCGCAGCTCACAGACAATGACAAGGCACAGACAAAGCCCAGCCCCGTACCGAGTAGGAAGCGCCCCCGGCAAGCCAAGAGCATTGACGTAGACTTCAGGTCTCAGCGCATGGCAGACGGCAGGTCATGGCAGCAGCTGGCTGATGCCCTCAGTCCTGGTGAGCGCCTGCGTGTCATCTGCCCCTTTGGTGGGACAAGTGTGGGCAGTGGCTTCTTCCACAGGGAAGCAGACGGAAGGGCGCGCTACTACTCCGCCCCTCAGGCTGTGACCTATTGGAACAGCTACCGCCCCAGCTCCACGCCCGGCCTAGTCGACTTGGAGCGCTCGCCACCCAAGAAGGACGGCACACCCGGAAAGGTCAAGAACACAGTCAGCAACCTGCAGGCCATGCTCACCCATGACAGCGCCTTCAACCTGTGGTTCGACTCCTTCCGAGAGCGGGAAATGGACGGTCACGACCCGATCGATGACGGCATGTGGATGCGGACAGTGTGCCACATGGAAGGCGCATACCAGTGGACTTGGAGACTTGGCAAGGAGCTGCTGTTTTCCGCTGTAGAGTATGTGTGCAAGCAGCACAGCCGAAACCCTGTCCAGGACTATGTGCTGGCGCAGGAGTGGGATGGCTGCCCGCGTATTGACCGCTGGCTCATGGAGGTCTGCCAGACGGAGGACCTGCCCATCTACCGCACCTATGCGCGCAAGTGGCTTGTGGGACTCATGGCGCGTCTCTTCTCGCCCGGCTGCCAGCTCCACACCTGCATGGTGCTCACTGCACCACAGGGCTGGGGCAAGTCGAGCGTGTGGAGAGAGTGGGCAGACTGGCCCGGTCAAGCTGAGCTGTTTAGCGACACTCGCTTTAATATCAAGGACAAGGACAGCTACATCCAGCTCTACAGCGCCCTCATCTATGAGGATGCTGAGATGTCTGGCAGCAGCACAGCAGACCAGGAGACACGCAAGGCCTTCATCACCAGCGCAGTGGACCGGTTCCGGCCTCCCTACGGTCGCAAGATGCGCACCTTCCGCCGGCACACCGTCATCACGATGACTACCAATGAGGTGGAGTCAGTGCTCAGAGACCGGACGGGTAGCCGGCGCTACTGGGTGGTGCAGTGTCGTGGTGAGTCTGCAGGCCTTGCCTGGCTGCGCAAATACAGGGCTCAGCTGCTGGCGGAAGCATACGCCGCATACAGTGAGGGGGCTGAGTGGTGGCTCACTGCTGAAGAGAGCGCACTGCAGCGCAGGGCTAACGGGGTCTTCCAATACGCGGACTGGTTCAGTCAGTGCGCTGCCTGCGCGTACAACCACAACAAGGGCACCCAGCGCAACCGGTTCACCGTGTCTGAGTTTGCCCAAGCCATTGACCTGAATCTGTCCGCCCAGCGGTTCGGACTCAGCCTATCTTCTGCCCTGACCCAGGCGGGCTTTACCCGCTACCGGTCACGCGGCATTAATTTCTACTACCGAGACAGTGACTGCACAGGCTCAGACACTGGACTCATCCACATAGCCAGCCTGACCCGTACGGGCTTTGAGCAGAAGGCCCACACTGAGAGGACGATAGACAATGTATGAGCAATCCGAACAAGTCAACGAGCTGCACAAAGCGCTTGCAGATGCGCAGCGCCACCTTGGACGAGCAGACAAGGACGGCAAGAACCCCCACTACCGCTCCAGGTATGCCACCCTCACCAGCGTCATTGAGGCAGTGCGGCCCGTGTTTGCGGTCCATGGCCTGAGCATCCAGCAGCACCCACACTATGCGGACGGCATTGTGAGCTTGACCACCATTCTGGGTCACAGCTCAGGGCAGTGGTCCCGGTCTGTGGCATCTGTGCCCATTGGGAAGAAGGGAGACAGCCACGCGCTGGGCAGCTGCATCAGCTACCTTCGGCGCTACAGCCTGGCTGCTGTTGCCTGCCTGGTGCAAGACGACGACGACGGCAACGCAGCAGCCAAACAACAGGCCACCAGGCGCGCACTGCCCAGCACCCAGGCTGCTGCTGCCCGCATTGCTCAGGAGCTGGAGGAGGCAGGCCTCACAGTGGAGCAGTTCAACACCTGGGCAGTGGACAGCAACCGCGCCACACTTGACAAGATGAGCCCAGGTCAGCGGCAGAAGTGCCTTGACTGGCTCGAGCATAGCGGCGGCCTGAACGTCATCAAGTCACACACCACACCATGAGAGAGGACACCATGAGCAAGTCACCAAGCGCGCAGGACATTATCAACCTACTGGACGCCAGCCCCTACGAGATGAAGGTCAAAGATATGGCTGACGTCTTTAAGGTCAAGGTCAGCAGCAGGGCCTATGACCAGATGCGCAGGAAGCTGCACCGCCTGACGCAGAGCGGCGCCATCGCCTGCCAGCAGTCCCGGCCTGGAGGTCTGCGCCGGTATTGGTCAATCAAGACCCTGGTGGAGCGTGTCAGCAAGCAAGCGCCCCCTGCTGAGCCCAGCCTCAGGCTGGTGCCTGTGGTCGAGAGTGAGACGGGCACCATCACAGGGGTCACAGCAAAGCCCACAGGGGTGAGCCTGACGCAGCTGCAGGACCAGGCAGACAAGTACCGTGCAGTCATTGCAGGCCTGGAGGACAGCCTCAGAAGCGAGCGCTGCAAGCTGCAGGTCATCCTTGACCTCATCAGGCAGGGTGGGGGCACTGTGCCCGGTCAGACTGGCCTGTTTGATGGATGACCTGCAGACACTGGGTGAGATGTTTGGCACACACGCGCGGTGCTACCTGGGCATTGACCCAGGGCCGCGTACCTGTGGCGTAGTGTTCTACGTCGCCAACGTCGAGACCGGCGCAGGCCTGGCAGCCTGGGCAAGCAGCAAGGCCAGCCTGGAGGAGGTGCGGCACTGCATTGACTCAGTAGGAGATGACGCGACTGTGGTCATCGAACAGACCCACCCAGGGCCACCGAGCTGGTCAGTAATCAACACCACAATGGTGGTCGGTCGCCTCCTCGAGTACACCGAGCTCAGGGGTATTGGGCCTGTGGCTGTCATGCGCGGTGAGGTCAAGAGCCTTCTGGGCAGGAGTGACACAGCCATCAGGCACAGCATTATCAGGCGCCACCTGTATGACCCAGCCACCTTCCACCACACACACAACACGACCCTCAAAGGTGTCACCGGTCACGCGTGGCAGGCCCTTGCTGCTGTGCTCTATGTCCACAACCAACTACATCCCGAGCAGGAAGAAACCCCATGAGCTTTCCCACCAAAGAGCTGACCGCCCTGTGGTCTGATGCTGAATACTTTGCTTTCAATGCTGTCAACGCGTCCAGCCTGAAGCATTTAGTCAAGAGCCCCCAGAAGTACCAATGGGCCAAGGCTAACCCCAAGGCGCCCACACCCACCATGACCTTGGGTAGTGCCATCCACTGCCTGACCTTTGAGCCCCTGGCCTTTGAGGAGCGCTACGCGGTCTGGGAAAATGGCAGCAGGCGGACAAAGGCATACCGGGAGTGGGCAGAGGAGCAGGAAGGAAAGGTCATCCTGACAGCTGACGAGCATGAGAAGGCCCTGCGCACTGCCCGAGCTGCTGCCAGCCATCCGCTGCTCAATGAGCTGCTGCAGCACCCAGGCACCCAGGTTGAGCGGGCAATGGTCTGGCATGGCCTCTTCGGCCTGAGCAAAGCCAAGGTCGACCTGGTGCACAACAGCCCAGAGCACGGCATCATTGTGCTGGACCTGAAGACCACCAGCAGTGAGCTGGATGAGCACAGCATCACGCACACCATGGGCAAGTGGCTGGTGCACCTGCAGCTGTATCACTACATGTATGCGGCCCTGGCCCACTTTGACATCTCACCCCGTGTCAACATCCCTGTGAGGCTTATCGCCCTCTATGCGCGGACCAGTGGCCCCCATGAGGTAAGCGCCTTTGAGCTGGGGTCTCAGACCCTGATTGACACCCACCTGCTCTATGAAAATCTGGCGGAGTCTTTTGAGACCTGCCACACCTCTGGCCATTGGCCAGGTCAACCCGAGCTGCGCACCATCGAACTGCCCAGCTATTACTCAGACATCAAGTGAGAGGACAAAATGGGAACAGCAACCATTACCATCAGCGGCACGTTGATTGACGACCCTGACGTAAGGACCACAGCCAAAGGCACTACCGTGGTGAACCTGAAGGTACCCACCCACCAGGGCTGGGGAGACAAGGAAGTGACCACCTGGTGGCGCTGCACCCTGTTTGGCAAACAAGCTGAGCAGGCAGCACAGCACCTGAAGGGGGGCAGCAATGTCCTCCTGGCAGGTGAGCCCCGTCTTACAAAGTGGCAGGGCCGTGATGGCGATGACCGCTACAGCCCCGAGGTGGTGTGCACCATGTGGCGCTTTGGCCCGAAGGTGAAGCAGCAGCGTGCTGACGACTCACCCAAGCGGCGCAAAATGCCGGACTTTGCAGACGGTGACATGCCCTTCTAATACTTCTTCTTCATGCCTTTGGGCTGGGTCTTCTTGGCCTTGCTCATGGCAATGGCCACAGCCTGACGTTGGCTGTGGCCTTCCTTTTTGAGCTTCCGAATGTTTGCGCTGACAGCCTTGCCAGACTTGCCGGGCTTCAGGGGCATGGGTCACCTCTTGGGGGTCTTCTTGGGTTTGGCTTTCTTCCCTGCCCGTTTGGCAAACAGGGCGTCTTGTACGTCTTTTTTTGTGGCACGGGTGTTGGGCGTCTTCCTCTTGCTCACCACCTTGGAGGGCCTGCAGTATTGACTCTTTGAGTCACCCGAGTGCCCGCAGGGCTTGCCTGTTTTCTTGTCGACCCACTTCTCTTTGTCCCACCTGCGCAGGCTGGCGCCCTCTTTGCCCTTCTTGACCTGGCCCTTCCGCTTTCGGCACTTGGCAACGGCCTGAGAGGCGCGCGCAGATGGCCACACCTTGTACCGGCTTTTCACTTCTTTGGTGCACGCGTCATCAGCCATGGGACTGCACCAGCTGCCAATGTGGGCCGTCCTTGAAGTTCTGCCAGTCCCCACCCCACTGCAGGGTGTGCAGCTCACTGACACGGCCCTCATCCTGCAGCTGCTCCCACGTTGATTTAATGTGGTCAGCCAGCGGGTAGTAGTAGGCCCAGTCCCATGAGATGCCGCCCACGTAGGGTGCAACGTCCACAGCCATGCTGGGCGTCTTGTTGTGGTAGCTGTTGGGCCATGACAGCTGAGACTTGCCCTCTGCCTTCATCTCGTTCTGTCGTTCCTCATCCCTGAACCCTTCCAGCACACTGATGTCACTGGGGCAGTCAGGGCTTGCCAGGGCTGTGGTCATCAGCAGCACCAGGTCAGGGTGGCAAGTGTTCAGGCGGTCCATGCTGCGCTTGCTAAATGCGTACGTCACTTGACAATCTCACTGACAGGCTTGCTGCTCCACAGCTTGCAGCTGTGATAGCGGGCCTTGTTTGGGGGGCCTGGGTTGGCGCAGTCGTGCCGGTCCCTGAAGGCCTTGCGCCGCTTGGGGTCATCTCGCTTGATGCTCATGTCAGGGTCACCAAAGCGGACGGTGTACTTCTTGCCGTTGTGCGTGCCCGTGGCCACAAACTTCTTGCGCCCATGGCCTGGCTCACCCTTCTTGATGCGGCGCACCGGCATCACTCAGCCCCGCACTGCAGCTGGGCAAGCACGGCCTGCTCCACTGCCCTGCACTCAGGGCGCTGGGCTGATGACTGCCCCCGCCTCCAGCACTCTACCAGCAGGCAGGTAGGGCTCATGGGGTCACCGCCCACAGCAGTGAGGCAGGCCGGGGGCACCTCTGCCAGTGCCCCGCGCAGCTCAGCGTCAAGCACCAGCGGCTTGCTGACCTGCTCCAAGGTGCGCGCCTGCGCGTCCTGAATCTCAGCGATGAGAAGCGTCTGCTGCTCCAACAAGTCAGCGGTATCACTTCGAGACACTGCCCAGCCTGTGGCGCCACCGCCTGCAAAGAGCAGCAGCCCACCCACCAGCAGCGCTGTCAGTGTGGCGCTCACTGCTTGCTCTGCAGCGCGTCCAGGCGCCCAAACAGCGCGCCGACCTTCCGCTCAATGCGGTCACCCTGCTCACGGCAAGCCGTCATAGACTCCAGCCAGGCCTCACGGTCGCGGTTGTGCGACTCAATCAGGGCCTCTGTGTTGGACAGGTGGACGTCCACCCACCTGCTCACTGCCGGAATGATGGTGTTGGTGGCCAGGCGCCAGACACCCAAACAAAGCCCAAGCAGCAATATCAACGAGCTGGTGGGGCCTGTGGCCAACTGCAGCAGCGTCATGTCATCCATCAGTGAGCGCCCACTCAGTAACTGCAGCTGTCAGCCCAAGAGCATCCAGGTGCGACTTTAGGACGGGCGTCTGGCCTGCTGTGGCTCTGGCTTGGATGTCTGCCCGTGTGGCGTCCACAATGGGCGTATCCACTGCGGTGGTCACCATGGCGGTTTCCATGCCGTCAGCTGCCACGGTCTGCATTGTGGGGGAGGCCAGCGGCCCCCATCCCTCAATGTGCACCAGCTTGGAGCCGTCATCGGCGTACGCAATCTCTACCAGTCGTAGGGTGTCGCTCATTGGAACCTCTGCACCAGCAGGCGTGTGAGTGTGGCGGTCGTCCTATCACCTGCTCCAAAGTAGCAGTTAAGGCCATCCCCTTGGTATATAGGCGTTGAGTCGTTTAGGCCTACAGCATCTCCGCCCACTGTTATAGTGCCTGAACCGCCTGGTAGCGGGGTGGGTGGGGTAGTGCCTGAGGTGTCCATCACCTCCACAATGGCCCCACCAATCAAAATGTATGTGAACACTCTGCTGGTCTTGATGGCAGTAGTAGACAGAATAGAACTGTTGCTGGTGTTGCTGCGTACGCGGGTTTCTTCGTCGCCGTTGCCGCCGTCATCGGTGATGAAATAGCCGCGGGCTTCCCCTCCGTTATGTGTGGTATTGTTTCCTTTATTTAAGCCGGTGAATATATCGCTATTGCCGGCGTTTGGATAGACCACACTGGTGACCACCAGGTGCACCGCGTAGACGTAGGAGCTGACATCTGCCCGAGTATAAGAGGAAAGCAGCGCGTCCACATCCATTGAGATGGTCACAGTGCCGCTGCCCGTGCCTCCATTCATCAGGATGCCCGAGCCGTTGGTGGGCGTCACATCACCGTTGGCACCCGAGAAGCGTGTCACTGTGGCGCTGATGGTGTCGCCTGATGAGGCAAAGGCCAAGGTGCTGGTGCCTGATGTGATGGCGCTGACTGTGTTGAGGTCAGTGAGGTTTAGGTCCTTCAGGGTGACCCAGCTGCCCACTGACGCAGCTGCCCGGTCATAGCTGTGGACTGCAGTGGCCACGATGTTGCCGGCTGCGTCCTTGGCATTGAGGCTAAGCGTGCCGCTGTCGCCTGCGCTGCTGCTTGGTGTGTAGGCACCCAGCCCACTGCCTGACCAGCTCGCTGAGCCGTCTGCATTGGTGGTGACTGCCTGCAGGCTGCTGATGACCCCTGACGGGTCTGTAAACGCGCCAAAGGTCTTGGCGCTCAGGGCGCTGCCACTGGCAACAGACTCAGATGTGGGGCTGGGTGGTGTGACCACTGCAGCTGCCCCACCTGATGCCCCGCCGCTGGCCCCCGTTGTGGGGTCAAAGCATGGAGTGATTGGCACGGGTCACTCCTGCCAGAAGATGTCAGTGGCTGCCAGCTTGGGTGTGCCTGTGGCGTTGTCGACCTTGGCAAACAAGTACAGCGTGCCGTTGCCTGGTCCTGCCTGGTCCTGCCACAGTGGCAAGTCTACGCGGTAGGTTGCAGACTTGGTGCCTGCAGTGGTCACCCCTGCCACCAGGTCAGCCTCAGTGTCTGGCACCAAGACCTCATCACCTGCAGCATCTGCACAGACTCGGATAGTCACCTTGGTGGGGCTGGTGCTGCCTGTGAGCTTGACCGTGATGCCCTGCACAATGCCGCGATAGTTCCGGCTCAGGCGCTGGAAGTCCGGCAGATAAGCCTGGAGGTCATGGGCATGGACCACACCAGTGTCAAAGCTGGTGAGCACGCTTTGGGTGCCTGTGACTGGGCTGTGGTGCAGGAAGTGTGTGATTCTGGTAGGCATAGGTGGTTCCTCCTCATGCGCGGACGGCTAACCGCCCACATAGTATCATTACTGGGCGGTCTGAATGGCTTGTATTTCTGCAATCTGTCTGCGTCGGATGGCCTCACGGTCGGACTCAGGAGCGCGCCCCAGCAGGCTGCCCGCTACACCTTCCGCCACCGTGTCAGGCAGCTCAGCGCCGCCGTAAATCATCTCAGGCTGTGCGCCTGGCTTCAGCTCCAGGGCAGCCGAGCCGGTCACCAGGCCCATCTCAATGGCAGACGGCGTAGCAGCTCGCAAGGCCTTCATCACTTTGGCGCCCTGCTCACTCATCTCAAAGACTTTGTATAGGGGCAGGCCTCT